GTCCTTCTTCTCCTAAACTAGCTGTGCTAGTGGAGGCCTTCATGTGAAGGTGCGTTATTGGCGGATTTCTCACCCGCCAGGTCACGCTGTAGTTGAGGTGCTATGGCGTTCGACCTCACATACGACCCACCTCAGAAAGGTGGTCATATGAGAGAGCGTACATCCATTGTTTCCTCGGACGTCACTTCTACAACCTACCATGTTCAAACTTGGGTAGGTAGTTGTGCGTACCCAGCAGGCCTTCAAACCGTGAACTCGTCTTTGGTTAAGACGAACACCGGTAAGTCGGTCTCTAGGATTATGCATGACGTCGTGACTCCAAACTGGAGGCAGTGTCAGAAACGCGGGGTAATTATTAATAACCCCATGGATTCTGAAGTGGTTACTGTCATAAGTGCTCCCGCCTACATCTCGAACAACTATGAATCTATCCATAGTGCGAGTTGTAGTGGAGTAACGACAGATATCCACTGGAAGTACTCGGCAGAGGGTGGTTACCCTTCATCGGCGTTATTTACCGATTTGGGTCTGACTTTCCCGTCTGCTCCCCTTCTCAATGTCGAGAGCCTTAAGGCTCGTGCCCTTCGCAAGGCATGGGCTGGTCAGGAACTTAGTACATTCCAGACTATGGTTTTCGCAGCAGAGTTGAAGGAGTCAGTGGCGTCCATTCGCGATCTTTACAAAGGTCTCGCTAAGTTACTGCGAAACTTTCGTAATAGCGCCTGCCAGCTAAAGAAGTTGGCTAGTGCTAAAGAGATTGCGGAACGTCACATGTACCTCCGTTACGCTTTGCGACCCATGATTTACGACATTGTTGCTGCCATTGAGACTCTTGAAGGAAAAACCAAGAGCATCGGTGAACGCTTCACGTCACGTGGGTACACTGAGGATCGTATAACGACTAACACTCCCCGTGTTTTTAATTACGCTTCTTACATCGATGGCGCTTGTTTACGGCGCCTAACGATTGAGTTTAACGTAATGACGGATGTGAAGGTTGAAGTACGTTCGGGTGTCCTTAGTCAGATTACAGCCTTATCCACCTTGAACAAGTGGGGGCTGGACCAACCTCTCGAGGCTCTTTGGGAAATTATACCCTTGAGCTTTGTTCTCGATTGGTTTTTTGACGTAGGGACTGCGATTGCCGCTTTTACTCCAGAGTATGGGTTAAAAGCATTAGCCTCATGGTCGAAAGTTTCAACACTAACGACCAGAAACGTTACACTGGTAAGTGCGGGATCTTCGATGGACACCGTCGGAACAGGTTATACGGCTACAACGTCGTACGACCTTGACGGTTTCTCCTATATGGAGACGTCTCTGAAGACTGAACGCATTCCAGAACCCAGACTTTCAATTATCCCCAACTTTAAGGTAAAGTTGGATCCATTGAAAGTCATTGATCTAGCTATCATAGCGCAGCAATTTTTGCGCAAGAAACGCTAGGATCGGTACGAAAGGAGTCCCATGCAGCCTGAAACAATTACGTTGGCTGTCGATGAGCTGAACAACGGAACCGGTGTGGACAAGGACTTTGAGCGATTCTCATATACACAGAATCGCACGGTATATGTGTCGGAAGACCATACGCCGCTTTCAAAGGACATCCTCGCCTTGTACCGGACGGAACCAAAATCTTCGGGAAATTTTCCGGGCGTTCTTAAAACCGCCTTGAAGTTCTCGCAAGATCTTACTGTGGCCGGGGTCGATCAAACGACCGAGATCACAGTTCCACTGATCGTGGAGGTTTCGTTTTCAGTTCCCGTGGGGGCCGCTGACGCGGACGTGCTTATCGCACGGCAGCGAGTGGTCGCCATTCTGGACCGTGATGATATCATGGTCGAGCTGAACTCGAAGCAGATCATTTAGGTGTCGTATGATTGACACTTTAGTGGTCGTAATCGAGCAAATCCGCGAGATTCTCCATCATTTTCTGGAGCTATTGCGGACTCTCTGGCCCTAGTATAGGGTCCTTGATATCATAAAGGAGGGTTTATGAAAGTTAAATCCGAATCCAGAACTGTCCGCGTGAAAAACGCGAACATCAGCATGACCAAAGATTATCCTTGGTTAGTGCTGAGTCACCTTTTAGATGACCTGGCTGACTTCTTGCCTGACTCAGACGTAAAGATGGTGAGGGGGATCATAAGAAATCGTGATCTTCCTCGCTATTTTAGTCTGAACGGCATCTGGGCGTTACAGAGTACACACCCAGATGACATTTCGCCTGAAGAATTTAAGGCGAAGTATCAATTAGTCAATGTTCTGAAGAAATTCCAATGGGATACTGATTCTGAGGCGCGGAAGCAGACTTCTGTAAAGAAGTTCATCTCCGCTGAGGAATCCTGCAAGCATTTTAATTCGCAGGGTTACCTGTATTTCCTCGATGAAGACCCATTATGTGTGGCGATACTCTACCACGCACGGGATTTCCTTCGCAGGCTCTTTGGTCCTTTACCAGGATCTAGAGCTCTGTTGCAAAGGGCTAGGCATGGGCCGGGGGCCACTTTGGACACTCAGCATGGCTTTATCTCTAGTTACAATAAATATAGAGAGTGGCCGTACTCGTGTACCATTGATGCACTCCGGTATGCACGGTTTGCCATCGCGTCTGATCAACGATGGTTTGGGGCTTTAATTTCATCCTACAGGGAGAGGGAGAATATCCCTCAGTACTACCCCATAAAGATGGAACGGTTCTGGGCCAAAGTGATTAAGATCGTAGATGGGAATCGTATCGCTTTCGTTCCCAAGGACGCTCATACAGAGCGTACCATTGCGATCGAACCTACGCTGAATCTTTATCTTCAATTGGGGGTTGACGGATACCTAAGAAAGCGTCTTAGACGCTTTGGTATCGATCTTAATTCCCAAGAGAAGAATCAGCGCATGGCCAGACTCGGGAGTAAAACGCTGCCTGATAGTGATGAAAACTACGTCACTATCGATCTTTCAGCAGCGTCCGATAGCATTTCGACTAAGTTGGTTGAGATGTTATTACCTCCTGAGTGGTGCGACTACCTCATGGCTCTAAGGTCCCCAAAAGGAACTTTAGAATCAGATGTCATCTCTTACGAGAAGATATCTTCCATGGGAAACGGTTACACCTTCGTGCTTGAATCAGCTATTTTTGCGGCATTAATCCATGCTGCGAAGGTAGTTGACAAGGCGTCTAGAGGGTTCGAGGATGCTGCAGTCTACGGTGATGATCTCATCGTTCGACGTAAGCATTTCGAGACCCTTGAAATTGCGCTTTGCCTTGCCGGGTTCACAATTAATCGGGATAAGTCATTCTATAATGGCTCCTTTCGTGAAAGTTGTGGATCCGACTGGTTCAATGGGATCGCTGTTCGGCCGGTATTCGTCAAAGAGTATCCTCAGACTATAAGAGACATATTTTCGAACCATAACAGGTTCAAAAGATCCCTCGAGCTGAGATACGGTATGACGGAGTCAAGTACTGCTGCCCTCCACCTACGATGGATACCTTCACAGTTTCAACGCTGTGTTGGTCCATTCTCGGACGAGGACTTCGACTCGTACAGGCACGTGCCTGAGCCGACTTTCGGCTCTTGGCGTCGTTTTCTGTACCACTACCAGCGGGTGATTGTTTCCCCGAAACCTCATGCCGGCGATGACTTCCTTTTCAGGAAGCTTATGCACAGGTTAGAGGAGGCCGTTGAACAACCTGACCAGTACAGTCAGGAAGTCTACAGTGAAGGAAGTAGATTCGTGATCTTCCGAAGAAATCGGTTGAAAACGAGCATCACGTACTCCGTCTCCGAAATTTGGAGATCTTCGTACACCGAATATCTGCCGTAGGTTCTTTGAAGTTCGACCTATCGCAGTATTTGGAACTTCCCCTCGG